TCACAGGTATTGAGTTAGGTCACGCATCTGATACAACAATCACACGGGCATCTGCTGGTGATATCGCAGTTGAAGGTAACACAGTCTATCGTGCCAGTGGTACTGATGTTGCGGTGGCAGATGGTGGCACAGGACTTTCGGCAGTCGCTAAGGGTTCGGTACTTGTTGCCAACACAGCAGACACATTATCAGCTCTAGACGGTGGCGGATCAGCTGACGGTGTATTATTCTACACATCATCTTCCGATACTGTATCTTGGGCAACATCATTGGATGGTGGAACATTCTAAATGGCAATGCGAATAAAACCGAAACGATCTTTTATCCCTACACAGGTACCAAATACAAATGATCTTGCTGAAGGTGAAATTGCTGTAAACACAGCAGATAAAAAGATTTATATGCGGGACGATAGTAATAACATCGTTACCGTTGGCCAAGAAGGTGTTTCGGATGCAGACGCAACAGCGAAGGCTGTTACAATGGCAATAGCCCTAGGATAAGTTATGGCAATACCAAACTCAAAAGATACACTAAAAACTTGGTGTAAAAGAAAACTTGGTTATCCGGTGATTGATATCAATATTGATGACGATCAATTAGATGACCGAATAGATGAAGCGTTACAATACTTCTATACTTTTCAGTATGGTGGTATGCAACGAGTTTATCTAAAACATAAAATAACAGCAGACGATGTTGCAAGAGCAAATGTAAACGAAACAGAAACTGCTACAGACGGCAATCAACTCACATCAACATTGAGTGGTGCGTTGACTGCTGGTGGAACATCGGTTACACTTGCAGACGCTACAGACTTTCCAGCATCTGGTACTATCAAGATTGCTGCTGACGATACTAACGCAGAAGAAACTGTAGCATACACTGCCAAGTCAGGTAATGTATTGACTACTGCTGCACTTGCAACAGCTCACGACTCTGCTGTTACAGTGACTAGTGTTCATCAAGTAACTTGGTCAACAGGTCAAGCATACATTCCAATGCCAGAATCAGTACAAAGTGTTCTAAGAGTGTTACCTTTCAGTGATCGTGGCAATCTGAATATGTTTGACATTCGTTATCAGTTACGACTCAACGATCTCTATGACTTCTCATCCGAGTCTATCATTCATTATCAGATGACAATGTGGCAACTTGATTTGTTAGATATGATTCTGATTGGTGAGAAACCTATTCAGTTCAATGCACACCAGAACCGTCTGTACATCAATATGGATTGGGGTGATGATGTTCAAGTAGGTGAATACATCATTATGGAATGTTATCGTAAGTTAGACCCAACAACTTGGACAGACATCTACAATGATCTCTGGTTAAAGAAGTATGCTACCGCACTTATCAAAAGACAGTGGGGAGAAAACCTCAGTAAGTTTAACGGTGTTACAATGCTTGGTGGTGTCACGATGAACGGTGCAGAGATTTTTCAGTCAGCATTAGCAGAGATAGAACTCTTAGAAGAACAGTCGAGGACGACCTGGGAAGAACCGTTATTGATGGATATTGGATAGTGCCATGCCAACTAATCATTACTTCTCTAAGGGCACTATCTCGGAACAATATCTCTATGAAGATTTAGTCATAGAAGCTTTGCAGATATATGGCCATGATGTGTACTACCTTCCTAGAAAACTCGTAAACAAAGACCAACTCTTTGGGGAAGACCCATTGAGTTCCTTCAATGACGCATATATGCTAGAGATGTATATGGAGACTGTTGAAGGTTATGAAGGTGAGAAAGAACTAGTATCACGATTTGGTTTAGAGATACGAGATGAGACAACCTTTATTGTTGCTCGTCGGCGTTGGTTAGACTTAGTAGGACACGATTCCAATCTTATTACTTCCGTTAGACCTGGAGAAGGTGATTGGATTTATATGCCTAATGTTAGGCGTTTATTTGAGATTAGTTTTGTAGATAAAGATGACCCATTCTATCAAGTTGACAATCTACCAGTCTACAAACTTTATTGCCGTACTGTCGAATACTCTGATGAGAGACTTGACACAGGCATTGATGCTATTGATGACATCGAAACAACCTACACGGGCGATGCATTACAATGGCAGTTCCTTTCTGAACAAGGAGCAACAACAAACTATGTGGAGAACATCGAACTTGAACGAGGTACTGACTTGTATACAACAGGTACTGTCGAACTTGAAACAGCCACAGATGGTGGCACGGGTGATCTCACAACTGAAACTGAAACTGGATTTGGTTCAATAATGACAGAAGATTCTACATCGAAATACTCCTTCTTCATTATCAACGAAGAATATGATATTACTACATCTGACCCGTTGGCAGACAATGAATGGATTGAAGATGCGGTATCAAGTGTAACTGACCCAGTATTAGATTTCTCAGAAAAGAATCCTTTTGGTGAACCAACGGAGAGTATATAAATGTTAGGACAATATTTTTACAACGAAAGTCTAAGAAAGACTATCATAGCATTTGGTAGTTTATTCAACGACATTCAGATAACAAGAAAAGATAGTTCTGGTACAGAAGTACAGACTATGAAAGTTCCGTTGGCATACGGACCAAAACAGAAGTTTATCACACGACTTACAGCTGACCCTGGGGCCACACAACAGGTCGCATTGACTTTGCCGCGTATTGGTTTTGAGATTCAGTCGTTTGATTACGATTCTACAAGAAAACTAAATAGGACGATAAGGCAGAAAAAAGTTTCTAATGCTAGTGATAAGAAACTAAAACAGATGAGTACACAGTACACACCCGTACCTTACAATATGAATTTTGAATTATTTGTTATGGCAAAAAATAGTGATGATGGTATACAGATTATCGAACAGATACTTCCGTTCTTTCAACCGGAGTATACTGTGTCAATAAAAGAAGTTCCTGATATGGACATTGTTCGTGATGTTCCTTTTGTACTCAATAGTGTTGGGTACGAAGATTCCTATGAAGGTGACTTTCAAACAAGACGAGCAATCATTTACACATTATCATTTACTGCTAAATCATATGTCTACGGTCCTGTTACAACGGCCAAACCAATCACAAAGGTTCAGGCCGATACATACAGCGATCTGCCTGCTACAGCACCTACCAGAGTTCAACGCTTCACAGTAGAGGCAACTGGTACGGGTGATGACGATGACAACTTTGGATTCAATGAATCAACATCGGAATGGATGTAAATGACTGACTATTCAGACGACATTGCAAAGTTACTCTTTGATCTAGAATCACAAAAAGAGCAAACTAAAATAGATATAGAGACTTCTAAAAAGAGATCATCAGAGTTTACTGGTTTTATGGAAGCCTTTGGCACCGATGGTGAAGCTCTTACCGAAAAATGGGAAAGAGAAGAAACGGAAGAGAAAGAATATCAAGAAGAAGTTGCAAGAGAACGTGCTGAAGAACGAGTCAGATTAGAAGAAGAACGTGTTGCAGAAGAAACCCGTATCAAGAAAGAACGACAACGACAACTCAAGGCCAAGAAGAACGCTACTGCATCCGAAGTCAGGTCTCTAAAAGAGAAATGGAAAAGAGAAGATGCTGAACTGAAACTTGAACAACAAAGACGAATTCAAGAAGCAGAATACCAACTTCAAATGTTAAGAGAAGAACAAAAAGACGAGTCTGAAAAACAGGCAGATGCTTTTGGAAACTTTCTTAGTATTCTTACTGGTGAAGCAGAACAAGTCAAAGAAAAAATACAAGACATTTATGAAGAACTTGATGAACCAATGCCGACATTCGATTCGGAGAATACTGTTGTTTCTGAACTAGGTGCTGCAGAGAATCTTATTACAGATTCAGTCAAGGCAATCAACAAACTTAAACAAGATGATATTCAAGAAGAAATTTCATCTGACTTAGATGTTGCCAAACTATCAGAAAGACTAGACCAACTACAGAAAAATCTTGGCGAACTCAACTCAATTGGTTGGGGTCAACGAGGTATGACTTATGGTTCTGGTGAAGTCAAACTACAGTTTCTTGATGATGTTGATGCTACATCTGCTGCCGTTGATGGTCAGTTTCTACAGTATCAAGCATCTACAGGCAAGTGGATTGGGTCAGTAACAACCTCTGGTGGTTTTGATCCAGCAGGGTTTCATTACTACAACGATGGTAATCTAAAAAATATTATAAACGATTCGGCGTTGGGCAATGGACTTTTCTGTGAGGCAGATAAGTGGAGTAAGATAACTTCTAGTGGTGGTTTTGCAACTAACAAACTGCCAACTGGTTTACATAGTGGGATTGCTGGAACAGATGCTTGGACAGGTTCTGGTTCAACTACATTCTCCCGCATATGGGATCCAACAACAAGTAGATTCTATTTTGACGAGTTACCAACTGATGCTGTTGTAATGTTTAGGGTAAAGGTTGATATGATACCAGAATCAAACAATACTCTAGTGGCTGCACGAATTAACTTTTTTGCTATTCGTGATGGCAGTGATAACCCACTTCTAGAATCTTCTCAACTCTACCCCACAGACCCAGAAGTTAAATATAGAATACTATTAGAAGGTGATAGTGGCGGTTACATTGCTGGAGATTACTTTCAAGCATATAACTTTCAACAGACAGTAGCACCTCAAGAACTAAATGGTGGTGCTGGTGTAGAACAAGAACGAACATATTTGTTTCCCATATATGTTGGGGACGCACATTCTCAGAGAGGATTTGGAGTGTTTGAACTTAATCCGACATCAGACATTGTTGTAAATGATACCTCAATAATGGCTTCACTTAACTAGGATAATATAATGGCAAGAATATTTCTCGTAAGAAGAACAAGAGATAACCTCAGTGTTCAGTTTGCTGCCCGAGCAAGACGTTTGGGTACTCATGGTCTTGGTGTATTAGAAGCCCTTAGTGAACGAGAAGGTAGAATTAGTATTCGCAATAACGAAGAAACGGAACGTAGAGGTTTTGACTTTTGGGAAATTCGTAATGTTAGTTTCTTTCAATGGTGGACTAAAGAATACAATAATGACCGAGTTCTTCTAGACAAAACTAGATTAGCAGATGGTATTGGTGGTGGTCACGATGTTGTTGTAGAAAAACTCAATAACATTCTTGGTCACACCATTGAAACAGAAAGTGGTGACGAGGGTGGTTCTGGCCTATCGTCTATCGGTGGTACATCTGTTACCAGTTTCACAATGCGGGCAGTAAACTATTGTCTAGAAGATGGTAGTGGGTTCATAGTACAAGAAGATGGTACTACTAAGTTTGTTAGTGAGGACCTTAATACAGTCATTCAAAGATCGGACGGTACGTTCCTATCAGTAGATACTCGTTCAGTATCTCACGGTGGCACAGGTGGTAGTGCAGGCAATCCAGTCGTAAGTGGTGCTGTATCTGGCAACACCATGACCCTAACATTAGATGATACCACAACGGTTGACATTGATGTTACAAATCTAAACAACGGAACGACTGTTACATTCCCAGCACCACAATACCAATATGTAAATACTGGTGGTGCCGTTGGTTCATATACTCACGATACAGAAAATGGTCCTGTCTATTGGGGAAGTCAGTTGAAGAAAGGACAAGAACTTGTTTTTGAGATTAGCGATCTTGTTGATAAACATTCGTTTAGTTTAGGTATATGGAACGGTGGAACATCTGTCACAGGTGAGGCCGTACATGATAAAACTAATTGGGAAAAGAAAATAAGATTTTGGATGGGAAGCAGTGACTATACCGCCGCTGGTACTACAGTTGGTGGTAGTAATTATGGTGGCACTGGTTTTGACCAAGGTCGTGCTTACAGTTCCAAAAGTCCTGGTCAGACTTTCGCATTGCGTTATGATACAGATAACAAACTAAAGTTGTATGATCTTACTTTTGGTAGAGAAACATTAGTCACATCAGCCACCACTGCAGAAGATGGTAATCCCGTAACAATAGCTGCGGCTGCCCAAGAACATGAAGATGGTACTGGTGTATCTGGTACTCTACCTCCACTTACACAAAGAGTTTATCCGTGGACATTAATACATGAACATACTGCTGGTGATGTAGCAAATGATGACTTCCGCAGTGGTTCAACTGGTACTACTCCTCGCAACGTATTTAAATACGATAGTAGAAAGTTAAATAAAGGTGAGAAGGCAAAGGTTACTATACCTTCAGGTCTTGCGGGTGCTCTATCCAGCGGCGAAGGTGTACACTTTGCTATAGATTACACAGGTTCTGCTCTCAATCAAAGTAATATTGAGGACCAGACTACAGGGTCTGTTGAGTTTATGCATAACGGTAGGATGGATCAAGGTATAGGTACGACTGTCAATACCAAAGCAGAACTTTATTTTGGTAGTGGTACAACTACAGCTGATATGTCTGGACGAGAGATATCTTTACGTTATAATGTAGATAATAGTTTTGATGTGTTTGATGAACTAAACGAGGAAGTGTTATTTACTAAAGACACTAACTTGGATGGTAACAGTATCAACATACACATGATAGTAGTTGGTGAAGTAACAGATTACAACGATCTGCCTTGGAACTTTACATACGAGATTAACGGTGGTACTTGGTATGTTTCTGATGAGAGATATGATCCCACAGACACCCATGTGAATGGTATCAATGCTACTTCCGTAGCAGTGCCTATGAAACTTTGGGAAGATACTGGATTTTTAAGTTCTGGTAGACAATCTGTGCCCACCAACCAAGATACTCTTAAATTTGGAAAACAAATTTATCCTGGACAAGAAATTGCTTGGACACAACCAACAACATCATTGACTAGATTTAGAGATAACGGATTGAGATTTGGTGTATATGAAGGTGGTAGTTGGAATTTCCAAGTAAACTTTGGTCAATATTCAGATTTGAGACAAAACCAGTTTGTGGGTTGTGTACTTGCCAAAGGTAACATTGAGTTAAACGGAACAGATGGTGGTGGTTCTAATGCTGGTGATACTATCATTCTTGACGGCACAGACGGTTCTAGTTCAAATGCTGGTGATGACCTACAACTAGAAGATCACACAGATGTTGAGACTGCCGGTAAAGATTTGCGACTTGTTTATGAGTATGGTACAAACAAGATGCACCTTGACATGGTTGAGAATGGTAAAAGAACAAGATTGGTCATAGGTACAACAGCACTTGATGGCAACCCTAAATGGTTGGCCCAGATGGGTGATGATACTTATGTTCTTACAGGTCTATCTGATCCATACTGGGCAGATTGGACACTTGTACATCATCATGTTGATAATCCTAAACCTTGGAACAACTGGCGAGTCAATCACCCCGCAGTAAATAATACTTCCCATTCAGAAGATGTATGGAGAATGAGAGATGGTTTCGGTCCTGGGCAAAAGTTTATGTACACCATCGCAAGTTCAGTCGGCACACAATACTCTATAGGTCAATGGAAAACTTCTAACTCTGGTTCTGGTATCTCTAATGTAGAACAAGCACAAAACTTTGACTTCAATCTAAGAATGGGCAACGATGAAGCCTTCTGGAGTTCTTTGAGTACAGGGTTCACATTCAATCCAAATAACCCAAACTATGATTCTGCTGAAACCAAATGGAACGATCCTAAGGCGGGCAGTGGTACTGGTTCAAGAGTATCTTTCCGTTATCATACAGATAACTCTATGGATGTCTTTGACGAAGATCAAGGACTCATCATTGCAACAAAAGATGCCGATCTAGATGGCACTCCTGTAAAATTATCTATTGCTCTAAATGCGGGCATCGCAACAGCGTCTATTGGTGTTCAGTTTCCAGGCTCTGGTGAGATAGTGGATATTGATCTTGGTCAAGAACTATCAACTGGAACTAAATGGTATCAACAGTTTAGTGTTCTTGGTGATGCAAATAGTGGTCTTGGTTCACAAGTTTCTAATGCCACACCAACACACACTACAGGTCCTTTCAGATGGCATAAAGCTTTGCGTGCTGGAGAGCAGTTACGATGGACTCACAATGGTGGAGTTCATATTGGTAAGTGGAGCGCAACTGGTACTTACGATACTGCCGCTGTTGCTGAACACAAATACTGGGAAAAGATGATTGACTTTGATGATTCCAAAGTTGACATGGGTGGCAATGACCAAAACACAAAAGGTTTTGACCTACCAGCTGACTACACA